TCTGCGACCCAACCCATCATCGCGACCGTCGAGAACCCCACCACCCTTTCGGCGACCCTGACCAGCGCCTTTGAGAACGCCCTCGGATATTCCCCCGACCAATCTCAGATTCAGTCCTTCATCAACCAAGTCCAAGGACAAGACACGACCTACGCCGAAGCACCCAGGACTGAGGCGCAGCAGCAGATAAACCTCGCGCACTCTGAGGATTCCGCCCTCAACAAACTGGGCTCAGATGGCATCGACCAAGTGGTACAGGCGTACCAGGACGCGGTTTCCGGGACCAATATCTCCGGAGCGGGAACGACGCAAGGCCCACAACTGACCACCCAGCAGTCGATTTCTCCGGTCATGTCAGGGGCGAATACGACGGCTCCCGTCACGACGCCGACCTCTACGCAACTGCCTCCTGGCATAAACCCCACCGGTCCTGGCATGACGACCAAGGAGCAGTACGTCCCTGAAGGTTCTATTGGGAACTTCATAAACACCATCACCACTGGCGATAAGGGACCGGCGCAGACTCGCGAGGACGTAACCACGGTCCACGGTTCCAAGACCACAATGAAGAAGACGGGCTCGACACAGTTGGCCCCGACTCACTTCACCCCACCATCCTCAACTACCTTCGGTGGGACGTATGCCCTCTCCGCAGCCGACTGGAGCGAGGCACAGAAGTTGTATCCCGCCGCTAAGAAATTCACGTCCGCGGGTTTGGCTCCATCTTCCGTTCAGTTAGGCGCTTTCACCTCCCTGCTTTCTAATGCCTACGACCAGAATGGCGGATCGTGGTCTAAGGCGATATCCGCTATTGCTTCCGGAACTCCGTTTGGCTCAGCCGAAGGAAGTCACTTGTCAGCCTTTGGCGACCAGGTGGCAAGCCAAGTGAACGACCAGATAACCGCCTTGCAGAATCAGGTGAACGACACTTCTGTTACAACGAAAGTTTCTGCTCCTGACGCTACGGCGGAAGCGAACCTCGCCGCCAAGCAGTCTGACCCCACTGGCTACTACGCCGCGCAATCCGCGAGTTGGGGCGAGGAACTCAACAAAATGCTCTCAGGGACTTCGAGCATGTATGACCAGACATCGGCTGACACCTTCACTGGACCGGTGGGGGCTGAGGCCGCAACTGCTTCGGCGACCGCACCGACGACCGTGGGGGCAGGAGCACCGTAATGGCGATGACCCGCGCACAAGCCCAATCATGGGCGATTGGACTCTTGAACCGTTTAGGCGCTCCCGCCTCAGGGGCCGACGATCCCCGTGTTGTCTTCCTCACCGCACAGGCGATGCACGAGAACACGGATGCCACCAATAACCCACTGGCAATCGAAGCCGGAGGAAAGACGCTTCCAGGTTCAAAGGTCTCGCAGTTCTCCACTCCGGCGGCTGGCTACAAGGCAATCGCTGATTACCTCACGACCAATGGTGGAGGGTATCTTCAACAGTTGACTTCACCTCAGGCGACTATTCAGTCCCTGACTTCCGCGTTAGCAGCGGACCACTGGGAGGGTTCGGCTACCGCTGCCGCGACAGCGGATTCTCAGCAATACGCGCAGACCGTTGGGGAGTCAGCAGGGGGAACTGGTGAAGTCGGGGCGGTCAATATCCCCTCTCAACCTCTAGCCGCTCCAATCGCTGGCGCGGACGTGAAGAACTTCTACGGCTATGACTTAACGCCATTCCAGAACTCCCAGGAACTCGGCAAGATGGAACAGACCATCAAGCAGTACGTCGAAGACCCTGGATACAAGGCCCAGATAGACCAGAAGTTAGAGACCGAGTACGGGTATCAGACCAACTGGTGGAAGAACATCCCCGAAGTGAACGCGGTCATGCTCTACGCCGCAGTGCAATTAGACCCCACCGACGCTGCAAGTCAAAATCAATTTCAGTCCATGCTCGCTCAAACGCAGTGGTGGCAGACGACTACCTCAAACGGCAGATATTGGGATGAGGCGTACGGGACGAACGGATCACCAGGAACCGACCCCGCACAGGCAAATCAGGCGTTGCAGAACGCGCAGGAGAAAGTCCTCGCAGATGCCAACCAAATTGGCGTAACGCTTAGCAAACAACAACTGGATGCCATTTCCCTCACGTACGCCAAGAACAACTACGTCGCGTCGGGGTCTTTCGGTACGGCTTCGGGGACGGCGGCGGAGTGGCTGGACCAAGCCATCGTTGATACCTTGGAGAACATCCAGGGCCAGAACGTCGGAAAAATCCCCACTGACTTTTCCACTCTCGCTCCCGGACAGAGTGACTTTTCTTCAATGGCCGCACCGCAAGGGAACGCCGCGCCCACGGGCTTGACGGGAATCGCGAGCCAACTCTACGCCGGGTTCCAGAACATCGCCCAGCAGTATCTGATGTACAACCCGAACAATCCTTCCGGGAGTCTGTTGACCAATCAGTCATTGATGAATCAAGTGGAGCAAAGCCTCCAGAACTACACCGGCTCAGGTTCGAGTTTCGGCTCATCGAACTTAATCACTGGTGCGGAGGCGGCGTTCACCCAGCAGATGATTACCCAGGCGAGCGCGATGTACCCATCAATGGCGGCAAGTATCGCCGCAGGCACGACTCCACAGGCGTACGTTCAGCCCTATCAAAGCGTTATATCCAACATGACGGGTATCGACCCCGCCTCAATCAACTTCACCGATCCCCAGTGGAATTGGGTCATCGCCACCCCCGGCGCAAACGGACAGAAGACCGCCCTTACGCTGGACCAAGTGCAGCAGAAGTTAGCGACGACGCCACAGTTCGACCAGAGCAATAATGCCGCGCAGATGGCTGATTCAGTGACTACCAATCTGTCCAAGGCGTTTGGATTCGGCGCGACATGACGATGGTCGATTCCACCCAGGCTGAGGGCCAGCAGATTCAGATTGGAAATATCCCCCCTGCGAACGATCCGAATGCTCCAGCGGCTACTGTGTACCCCGCAGCGGCCCCCACTCCTGCACCGGTTACTGGAACTACTGGCGTTGCCGACACCACTACCTCGCAATCAGCGACATCCTCAGTTGAGGCGTGGGCCACTTCTGTAGGTTTAGGCTCCCTCTCAGGATGGATTACGAGCCAAATTCAGGGCTTGGCTGGTCAGGGGATGGACGCCAGCGACATTGCCACAACAATCGCCACGACCATCAACACCGCGCCGGGTTTCGACCAACTCCTTCCGGGATATAACCAGCGAATTGCAAACGGCTACACGAACACCGATGCTGACACGGGAGCGGGGATTGCGGGCTACATGGCCTACACCCAGCAACTCCAGGCCATGGCCGAAACCGCAGGCTTGGTTCCGGGGACGTTAACGGCAGCGGATATTGGCAACGCCTGGGCGGGGGATGTATCTACTTCTGAGATGAGTGACCGCATAACAACCGAATACACGAACGCGATAAACGCCCAGCCCCAGATTCAGGCCGAACTACAGAACTACGGTTACACCCAAGGACTTTCCACAGGTCAACTCGCTTCCTACTACCTCAACCCCGCCAATACGATTAACACCTTGCAGCAGCAGTTCAACTCTGCGGTCGCCGGTGGTGAAGGGGTGACGACGGGATTCGGGGAAATTGGCCAGAGTAAGGCGTACGCCCTGCAGGCGTTCCTATCTAACTCGGGACAGAACAACCTCACGCCCGAGCAGGCCGCCAACTTCTTCTCGGCCTCTCCTGGTTCGGGTCTGGCAAGTCTTGGGACGATGGCCCAGACCGGATTTGAACAGGCACAACTTGGCACCGCAGCGAATGGCCCCGGTCAAGTAAGTCAGGCACAACTCATCGCCGCTGGTGAAGGTAACGCACAAGCGCTTCTCGCCACGCAGCGTGCCGCGCAAACTCGCGCTGCGCCTTCGGCTGGTGGTGGTGGATTTGCCTCTGACCAAACCGGTGTCGCAGGAGTCGGATACGGGTCTCAGTAGGGTGCTTGACTTTTCCTAATTACCATGCTGTAATTCTCACCAAGCATGTCTGTTGCCTTGGCGTCATAGTTTGACCTAGGTGCGGTGCGATTCCGGCTTGACAATCCATGCCACGTCAAGTTCGCGAGTTGTTCGCATGTGAAGCCATGTTCGGCTATCCCGCGTCGTTACTCCGACGATGGCGCGTACCCAAAGGAGAATTTGAAATGTCAGATCAGAACGAAGAACAACTATCACCAGAAGAACAGCAACTGTCCCCTTCAATTCAGGCTCAACTTCGTCAAGGGCGCAAGGCCGCCAGAGACTTAGAAGCCGCCACTTTGCTCAATGCAAAGCGAGAAAAGATGGACGCCGTTGTCGCAGCAGGTGTACCGAATCACCCCGCACGAGAAGTTGTTTTTGAGAATTACGACGGTCCAATGGACGCCGAGAACATCAAGGCGTACGCCGAGAAGTACGGGATCGTCGCAGTGACACAGCAGGACCAAGGCCCAACGGCTGAGGAAATCGCTGCTCAGAGGCAGATTCTTAACGCAGGTGGTGGAGCGCCAGCCGCATCAGGTGATGTTGACCTCGCAATAGCCATGAGAAACGCCAAGTCCAAGCAGGAGTTGATGGGAATCATTGGTGAAGTAGTGGGTCAGCCGGGTTTCAAGAACCGGGATGGTCTCGTTGGAGTCTGGCCCGAACCGATTTAATTCGGGGCTAGGAGGCCCTTAATACATGGCATATACCACCACGGGGACAGTTGACTACGTACAGACTGCGTACGACATGCTGGCCTACTACGCCCTTCGACCGGAGTTGTACTTCGACCAAGTGGCGGACATCAAGCCCACGAACCAGTCAATGGCCGGTTCTAGCGTTGTCTTTAACGTCCAGAACGACCTTGCGCTGGCCACGACTTCACTGAATGAGTCAACCGACATCACGCCGCT